ATGAACTTTTACAACATTGCCACTTATACTTGGAGGCATATGGACTTGGTACTGATAATATAGTACTGTTCTCCTCTAAAGCATGGCCTGTGGTATGTAACCCTGAACTAAGGTTGTATGATACACGACGTGTAATTGAACCACATACACACCCAAACGCACATTTAAGTGCAATCTTCTATTTACAAACTGATAAGGATAGCGGAGGTGAGTTAACACTACACGCTTCACCTACACACCCTATACGTTATGTACCATTCTCCCCTTTTCTTGAAAGGGCTACGCTTGGTAGTTTAGATTCTATGGAATACAAACCAGTCCAGAATCAACTGATTATATTTCCTTCTAGTGTAGAACATGAAGTTGGACTTTACTACGGTGATAATAATAGGTATTCTATTACTTATGATTTAATCATTACAGGTAAGGAGAACTTAGAAGGAGATAACGAAATGTGTACTATTAACCCTAAGAACTGGATGGAGTTGTAACCAATGAGAAAGAAGAAAAAGTATTTTCCTAACAATTGGAAAGCGTACAAGGAACAAGATGCTTCATTCTTTATACCAATACCTTATGATGAGTTCATGGATTGGAAGATAGCAGGTTGGGAGATGCAACCAGGTGTTAAATGTATGATCCGTGAGACCAACAGGCGCACAGGTAAAGTGAAGGAGTATGTATATGTACGTGAGCACGCCGCTCAGAACAAAGCTGATGAGATCATGGCTCAAGGGGAGAGTGAATTTATTGTCTGCACTCCCGAGGAGATCCATGTAATGACACCAAAATACAAGGAGGATTACGATGACCCGCTCGCTTGATGATATAATATCTTATGAGAAGCAAGCGTTAGATTTGCTTCCTACTGATCATCCTCACTATGAAGAGATCAAACAGTTACTTTTAGACCAGGTAGGGGAGGAAATTTACGACTATGCCCACACCATCACAGATTGATGAGCAGATACGGTTAGAAAGAGAACAGATCTCTCAAGGTTACAAACGATTACATGATAATACATCTAACCTAGAGGGTAAAAGTTATGCATCTGCCACTGTATATGGTGTAACTTCTATTGAAAGTGTATTACCTAAAGTTGTAGAGCAGATTGAAAGTAGTATGCATGATAGGTTAATACGTGGTACAGGTTATCAATTCAAAGTAATTAAAGAACATGTATCACAATTAGAACCTTTAGCATCAGCTACTATAACCTGTAAGATTACATTTGATAAAGTATTTAGCCATAAACAAGGTAGTAATATACTAGTCAAAGTAGCAGAAGCAATAGGTAATGCTATTGAAGATGAGTGCCAAATGAGGTACTATGAATCTACAGCCCCAGGTCTTTTAAAAGTACTTAAGGATAGGTATTGGCATAACTCAATCGGTACACGTCAAAAGATCACAGTTATACAAACCATTTGGAATCGTTATGATGTGCAACCGTGGGTTACATGGGGTCAGAATAATAGAACTAAGCTTGGTTCTTGGTTATTAGATTGTTTCTTAAAGGCTTCAGATTGGTTCTTTAAGGATATAAGAAGAGAAAGTAGGTACAAAACAAACAATTATTTGATGCCAACTCCTGAATTCTTAGAGATTAAGGATAAAGTAATGGCAGATAGTGAGATGTTTGCTCCACTAGCATGGCCTATGCTCATTGAACCTAACGACTGGGAGCCTAAAAGGGCTGGTGGTTACTTGCTTAATGAGGTCATGCGTGGCAACCCTATGGTCAGGCGTACACATGACGCCCCTATACAGGAAGGTACTCCCGTAGACTTTTTGAACAAGATTCAGAAGGTTGGATACCGCCTGAATCCATTCACAGTGAACGTCGCTGAGATCCTCCAGAAGAGGGGGGTGAGTGTTGGGAAGTTCATTCCTATACTTGAGTTGCCTCTACCTCCTAAGCCTCCTAATATAGAGGAGGATAAGGAAGCTCGTAAGAGCTACCGTAGAGCCGCTGCTGAGGTCATGAATACCAATGCCTATGCATTTAGACGTTCGTGTCGTACTAGGATGACTATGGAGGCAGTTGAGAAGTTTAAAGGTAAAGAGTTCTTTATACCGTGGTCTTTTGATTACCGTGGAAGGGCATACCCTATACCTTCATTCCTCACTCCTCAAGACACTGACTGGGGTAAGTCACTGATTAGTTTTTCTAATGAGTCAGTTGTAACACCAGAAGCAGGAGAATGGTTAGCATTTTCATGTGCAACTACGTATGGATTAGACAAAGCTACGATGGCTGAAAGGCTATCATGGACGAATGATAACATTCCGTTGATTACTAGAGTAGCTAAGGATCCGATTGATAACCTTGGTGACTGGGAGGCAGCGGACGAGCCGTGGCAATTTTTAGCTAGTTGTGAAGAGTATTATGCTTGTGTCATTACACAACGCCGACAGACAACTAGACTACCTGTTGCCACAGACGCTACATGTAGTGGTCTCCAGATCTTAGCTGGATTAGCTAGAGATAAAACGACAGCGCGACTCGTCAACGTGTTGCCGTCTGAGAGACCACAGGACGCTTATAAGGTTGTAGCGGATGTAGCTAAATGGAACTGCCCTGAACACATACAGAAAGTAATGGACAGGAAAACGGTCAAAAGGACCGTCATGACAGTGCCTTACAACGCTAAACCTTATTCGAACCGTACCTACATTAGGGATGCACTCTCTGAAATAGGTGTGGAGATTGACAAGGATGACCTGACAACAACGGTTAAAGCTGTTAGAGATGCTATGCATCATGTTGTACCAGGACCGATGTCAGTTATGAAATGGATAGAAGATGAAGTATCTAAGGCTATTAGTCGTGGTCTAACTGAAATAGAATGGGTAACACCATCTAATTTTAAAGTTAAGCAGAAGATAATGAAGAAGAAAGTAGAAGTACTGAATCTTCAATTATTAGGTAGATGTAAACTTAGTGTTGCTACTGAAGATAGTAATGAAGTAGATAAATTAAGACATAAGGCAGCGACAGCTCCTAACTTAATTCACTCATTAGATGCTTCTCTTCTACACCTTAGCGTTAATAGATTTGATAACCCAATAGCTTTAATACACGATAGTGTACTATGTAGAGCTACAGATATGTCCATATTGTCTGCTATAGTTAGAGAAACTTATATGGAGCTCTTTGCTAAGCATGATTATTTAACTTACTTCGCTTCCCAAATCGGAGCGGAGACTGAACCACCGATTATTGGTGACCTTGAACCGGAAACCGTAATTGACTCCACTTATTTTTTCTGTTAAATGTATTCACTATTTGATAGTTTCTTTGCACCTCCTACTATAGTTGTGGTCTCTGAAGAGAGATTGCAGCAAGCAGAAAGGGAAGCAAAGATGAAGAGACTAGCTGCTGTTGATGATAGAATCAAGGAATTGAGAGAGTATCGTCAAACACTAGCTAAGGAATTAAATCCAGCAGATAAGGCTGGTAAGGACTTAGACTCACTTGACGGAGCAGATTGTGATGTCTAGGACTATTCACAAAACTGATAAACCTGTAACCCTTGAGGGTTTCCAAGCCATACTTGCACCTAGTAAGTTTGGTTACTCTTTAGCTGCTGTTGTCGATGAAGATGTCATTGATAAACTAGACGCTGAGAGACAGGAAGTTCTTAAGTGGGCTGAGTCCAAACTGAAAAACCCTAAGAGATCCACGCTCAAGCCCGAGCCGTGGGAAGAAGTATCGAAGGGTAAATATAAAATAAAATTTTCTTGGAATGCCGAGAATCGTCCGCCCGTGGTAGACACGGAGGGCACACCTGTTACTGATGAGAAAACACCTTTGTATGGCGGATCTACTGTTAAATTGGGCTTCTACCAAAAGCCTTACATTCTACGGGATGGGGTTACCTATGGTAGCTCTCTTAAGCTGGTTGGTGTACAGGTTGTCTCAGTAAAAGGAGACGCTGGTGTAGATACTGGAGACTTAGATGCTGATGCAGTAGCAGAATTATTTGGTACTACAGCAGGATTCAAGACAGCAGATCCAAACGTTACACCATCCACTAATGACGAAGAAGACGACTTCTGATAAAGAGTCACTCGCATGGGCTAAGAAAGCCTATAATAAAATAAAAGAACGGCATGAGAAACCACCTAAATTCAGATCTAAGCTTGAAGAGAACATCGCAAATCTTCTTGAAGGTCTAGGAGTTTCGTATGAATACGAATCGAAAAAGGTATCTTATGTTATACAGCACAATTATACGCCTGACTTTGTACTCCCTAATCATACTTATTTAGAATGCAAAGGTTATTGGGATGCTAAAGACAGGCGAAAGATAAAACAGGTAAAGAAAGATAACCCAGATCTTGATCTACGGATGGTCTTTCAATCACCTTACAACACAATTAGTAAGAAGTCCAAGACAACTTACGCACAATGGTGCGAAAAGAATGATATACCTTGGACACACTACCATGATATTCCACTTGATTGGTTAATCTAATGACCGAAAGTGAGTTCGTTAGGCACATGCCTTGCGATAACTGTGGCTCATCGGATGCTAATTCATTGTACTCCGATGGGCACACTTTCTGTTTTGTGTGTCACCACAGAACAGGAGATAATGATGTTATTCACAGTGAACAAATGTCTAAGACTGTTTATTTAACAGGCTCAGCCGAACGTTTGAATAAAAGAAAGATATCAGAGAAAACAAATCAATTCTATCAGATATACCGGGACGGAGATACCTTAAGGTTCCCTTATCATGATGAGGCTGGTATACTGAAAGGTGTAAAAATAAAACAAAAGCGCAAAGATTTTAGATATGAAGGAGTTTCCACTAACACCTTATTTGCTCAGCATAGGTTTCCTAACACTGGTAAACGTATTGTTATTACTGAAGGTGAGTTAGACGCTGCATCCTGTTATGAAGCTATGCCTGGATGGCCGATGGTTTCATTACCTCATGGAGCTGCTTCTGCTAAGAAGGATATTCAAAAAGTTATACCATTACTTCAAGGTTATGAGGAGATCTGCTTATTTTTCGATGGCGACGACGCTGGCCGTAAGGCGGCGGAGGAAGCGGCTGGGATCTTACCACCTGGCAAGGTCACGATCGCTCGCTTGGAAGGCTTTAAGGACGCCTCAGAGGCTTTACAAGCTGACGATGCTGAAGCGATTCGAAAGGCTATATGGGACGCTAAATCATTCAGACCTGATGGTATTGTTGATGGAAAAACACTCCTAACAATTGTAACCACACCACAAGCACCACATGACCACGAATACCCCTTCAAAGGACTCAACGAGAAGCTACACGGGATCCGGTATGGAGAGCTTACAACATTTTGTGCTGGCTCTGGCTCAGGAAAAACATCCATCATGCGTCACATTGCAGCTGACTTGCTCAACAAAGATGAGCATGTTGGGATCTTGGAGCTTGAAGCAAGTAACAGAAGAACCGCACTTGGACTGATGTCCACAGCTGTAGGTAAAAACTTACACATAGGAGAACATGAACAATCAGAACTCGAATCTGCTTTCAGATCCACGATTGCCAATTGGAATCTCTATCTTTTTGATGGCTTTGGTTCTTTCGAACCAGATCTTATCTATAATAGAATCGAATATATGGCGACCGGACTGGAGTGTCGTGTTATATTCCTCGATCACTTAAGTATATTATTAAGTGGACTTGACGGGGATGAGCGTCGCATGATAGACTCAACAATGACCAGATTAAGGTCGTTGGTTGAACGTACTGGTATTGCATTATTTTTAGTTTCGCATTTAAGGAGAAGTGGAAATGATAGGACTTCGCACGAGGAAGGCGGAAGAATCAGTCTGTCCTCACTTAGGGGATCTCACTCAATTGCTCAAATATCAGATCAAGTGGTTGCCCTCGAGGTCGATCAACAGGCCGACTCTGAACGAAAACTTACAACAGTTAGAATCCTTAAGAATCGTTATTCAGGCGAAGTTGGCCGAGCATGTGAACTGAGTTATGATTTAAACACTTGCCGTTTTATTGAACATGAAGTTGAACCCGAACAAGCTGAATTCAACCCAGCCACAGATTTTTGAACTAGGAGGTTATGAACACCCATGGTATAAACATTTGAATAAACCTAATCCACCATCGCAAGAAGCAATTGACAAGGCCAAATTCGTCGATAAAACCTACCACTGGAGTGGGAGCGATAGTATTCGATCTGGAAACAAACGGTCTTCTAAATGATGCTACCAGGATCCACTGTATTTCACTCCATTGGGGCGAGGATAATAGAACCGAGTCGTTTAATGATGAGCCGTACGCAGCGGCGCCTAAAGAGCTTCCTATGGCGGCTAATTATTCGATCACCACTGCGCTCTCTTACCTCGAAACAGCGGATATTCTTGTTGGCCACAATATCATCGGCTTTGACATACCTATTATTAAAAGCATCTATCCTTGGTTTAACCCTAGCGGTCTTATTTTGGATACTCTTATTTTATCTAGGTTATATCATCCGAATTTACTCGATATAGATAAGCGGCATAATTGGAAACATATGCCGTTGCAGTTATATGGCAGACATTCTCTTGAGGCTTATGGTTACAGACTTGGTGAGTACAAAGGTAACTTTGCTAAAACCACAGACTGGAAGAATTGGTCTCCAGAGATGCAGGAATACTGCGAACAAGATGTTATAGTTACCACCAAACTATGCGAACACTTCCACAAATACCTGATTGGGTCAAATTAGAACATCAGGTAGCACACATACTCACCCAGCAAGAAATCCATGGATGGTACTTTGATGAACGCGCTGCACGGGAACTTGAATCGTCTCTCAGAAGCGAATATGAAAAAACTACTAGGTTACTTCGAAACAGGCACCCTTTCGTTGAAGGATCAGTATTTACTCCTAAACGAGATAATCGGTCCAGAGGCTATGTCGCTAACGCTACATTCACCAAATTAAAGGAGTTAAACCCTACTTCAAGGGACCATATAGCATGGATCTTACAAACACATTATGGCTGGACGCCTATATCAATGACCTCGACGGGGAAACCCGTGATAGACGAACCAGTTCTCAAGGATATTGGGACGGATATAGCTCTCCATTTCTCTCGCCTACTAGAACTGACGAAGATGTTAGGAATGATATCCGAAGGCGTGAACGCATGGCAGAAGCTTGTTACGAGGTCTAGGATACATCACCATTGTTCAGTCGCTACATCTACATTTAGATGTGCCCATCGATCACCAAATTTAGCACAGACACCCTCAGATGAAAGATTTAGAAAACTATTCACCGCGTCGCCAAACCATGTTATGGTTGGTGCCGATCTTAGCGGTATTGAGCTCAGGATGCTTGCCCACTATCTCGCCCGATATGATAAAGGACGCTATGCCAAAATCCTCCTTACCGGAGACATCCATCAAACCAACGCTGACGCCATCGGTGTTACCAGAAGACAAGTTAAAACCATCACCTACGCCTTCCTCTACGGAGCAGGTAACGCCAAAATAGGTTATACCTATGATAAACAATTATCAGAGGCGGCAGCAAAGAAGAAAGGTAAGGAGATCCGTGAAGCCTATGTTGCAGCTATCCCAGGTCTTAAAGAACTGTTGGAAGCGGTACACAAAGCTAGTGCGCGGGGTTATGTCCGCGGATTGGACAATCGTCACATCCTGTGTGACTCGCGGCATAAGTCCCTCAATTACCTCATACAAGGATCCTCAGCGATCATCGCGAAAAGATGGATGGTATTAGCTAATGGAAATCTTCCTGAGACCGCTAGACAAGTTGCATTCATTCATGATGAATTACAATTTGAATGTTCACAGTCACAAGCGGAAGACTTAAAGTTTCTGTTAGAATTAACTGCTACAGAAGCTGGAGAATATTACAATATGAGATGCCCAATTGCAGCAGAAGCTAAAAGCGGTGCAACATGGGCAGATGTACATTAATTTATGAAATTATTAATAGATGCAGATTTTACAGTATATAAGTCCTGTTCAGCTGCTGAAACCGAAATTGATTGGGGTGATGATACTATTCTTGTTACTAGTAAGTTCAGCGACGCATATAATGCCACACAGCGAGAACTTACCAAGCTTAAGAACAAATTTGGGTCATTCACTTCTTTAATACTGTTCTTTTCTGACAGCGTAAATTTTAGGAAAAAAATTCTGCCCGATTATAAAGGGCATCGAAATAGAAAAAAGCCTTGTGGCTATAAACGTGTCATCAATAAACTTAAGGAAGAGTATGAGGTTATACTTATGCCTACACTTGAAGCTGATGACAGCCTTGGGATTTATGCAACCCAACACCCAGGTAACATAATAATCAGTCCTGATAAGGACATGAGACAGATACCAGGAGAATTGTATAACTTAGAGCAAACATTCACAGTGAACAAAGATGATGGAGCGAAGTGGCACCTTACTCAAACGCTTAGTGGAGATCAAACTGACGGCTATGGCGGAGTCCCTGGAATTGGTGTTAAAAGAGCTGAAGCACTATTTAAAGAAAAAGGATACTCCTGGCGAACAGTAGTTAACGCCTTTAAGGAGAGAGACCTGACAGAAGAAGACGCTTTAGTCAACGCCAGACTAGCTAAAATTTTAACCAAAGACGATTATGACTTCAAAAAGAAGCGACCAATCCTATGGTCTCCCGCCGCCGATTACCGAATTGACAGTGGAGCAGGAGTTCGCACTGAAAAAGCTTGAGTTAAGATTAGATAGTGGTGAGGTCGATTATAAAGATCTCGTCACTGTCTTCTTAGCTATGCAACATCAGAATTTTATACTATCTAATTCACTCACCAATTTAGTTCAAAAATGGCCAAAGGTCCATCCTACTATCAAAGAGGATCTATCAATGTTTGGGATTTTATTAGAGACCAAGGATTGAGCTTCCACCTAGGCAATGCTATTAAATACGTTTGCCGTGCAGGCTATAAAGATAGTAAAATACAAGATTTAAAAAAAGCAATCCACTACTTAGAGAATGAACTTGAGCATGAAGAAAACCTTCTTGTCAGACCAAGCGAAAGAGTTTCGGAAGAAGTATAGACTTCCAAATAGCGGTGATCGATCTACTAGATCGGTACAACAGAAATTAATTGTTGAAGAATTTAAAGAGTTCTTAGAATCAGAAGGTTCGTTATTTAGACAACACCCTGATGCACAAGAAGAAGCACTCAAAGAACTAGCTGATCTAGTATATGTATGCTATCAATACGCTGAAAATATGAATTGGTTTTTAGATGAAGCGTTAAATAGAGTTCACGAAAGTAATATGTCCAAACTCGATGAGGATGGTAATCCAATATATCGAGAAGATGGAAAGGTTCTAAAGGGACCAAATTATAAACCACCTGATCTATCTGATTTAATTTGAAATGACTGCAAGTTTAATATCTCGCACAGGGCGGGTCCAATCATGGTTGGATAATCCTGAATCAAGACTCCCGGTTTCGTGTACCGTCTTTGTCGTAGAGGATTCTATGGAGGGAAAAGATGGAATTGAAGCAAGCTGGCGATATGTCAGCCACGGACTCAGATTTGGAGCGGGAGTTGCGGTCCATCTATCTAAGCTCCGTCCCAAAGGAGCAGAAAACGGAAAAGGTCTTACAGCTTCTGGACCTGTATCGTTTGGTAAAATCTACTCAAGTTTAAATGAAACACTTAGAAGAGGTGGCATCTATAAGAATGGCGCTGTTGTACTTCACCTTGACCTTAACCATCCTGATATCCTTGAGTTCATTACTACTCCCAGAGAAGAACTCCCATGGGTCAAAAGGTGCGTGGACATTGATACGGGATGGTGGCAAAGCTGTGATAATAAAGTAAAAGACGCCCTTCTATATGGCATTAAGTCAGGAGACATCTGGCTAAACAAAGTAAAACACCAAAATGGAGAAAGAATTTATGGCAACGTCTGTCTTGAGGTT